ACATAATGTCAATGTCTATATGCAAAGAAAATTGCACTAAATTTGATCCAGTTATTTATAAGATGCTTAGTAATGAGTACACATATAAATCTTGGGGTCCAGATTTTGTCCATAGTATAGTGGATTTAGTATTATTTATAATGGAACGAGGCTTGCAATGTTACAAGGTTTCTAGTTTAGAACCAATATTACATTCGGGCTCAGAGTATGACAAATGGTTTGTAGCTACTAAGAAAAAATTAGCTTATGCTGATTTTTTAAATAATCCTGAGGCGCATGGCATTTATGTTCCTGAATTTATGGCGGAAGTTGAGTTATTATTATCCCAAGGCCATTGTTTGATGAAATATGTTGATAAGATTGATAAAAGGGCATTGAGCAGTATTTTACTTCAGTTAGAAAAACTTAAAGAGGATCAAGTTGGTTATGATGCAGCTTTGAAAGATAGAAAATCACCTCTTGGAATTTTAGTTAATGGTGGTTCTTCCGTTGCTAAAAGTTCCTTTATTCATGCTTTATATATTCAATATGGTTTATTATTTAATTTACCAGTGGAACCAACTTTTAAATATACTAGAAATTCTGTTGACAAACATTGGAATAATTTTAGAACATATAAATGGTGTTTAGTGTTTGATGATGTGGCTTTTATGCATGAAAGTAGGGCCAGTGAGGGAGATCCTTCAGTCATGGAAATATTACAAATTTTGAATAATATAGCGTTTATACCAGCACAAGCTTCTTTAGAGGATAAAGGTAGAACGCCATGTTGGGCTAAGTTAGCTGTATTTACCACAAATACACCACATTTAAATGCTTCAAATTATTTTTCATGTCCTTTAGCTGTCATGCGAAGATTTCCTATTATTATAGATTTGGAGCCTAAGGATCAGTATCGTAAATTTGGTTCTGAGTGGCAGTTTATAGATGGTGCTAAATTACCTGAAGTGCCAGTAGGTGAATTTCCTGATTTTTGGAATATTAAAGTATATAAACCTGTACCTGATGGTATGAAACAAGTTGAGCTTGATGATAGTACATTTGGAAATAGCGGTGATTATAGACTGCATCAACGGGCTAAATTTGAGATATTATTTAAATTTGATAATATATATGATTTTATGTCATGGTTTACAATTCAAGCTAAACAACATGATGCTATTCAAAATAAATTTATGGATTTTACTGCAAATTTACGAGTAAACACATTGTGTAAAGAATGTGGTGTTCCAATTGAAAAGTGCTTGTGTTGTCTAGTTTGTAAATGTAATAAGTATTCTAATTTGTGTACATGTGAG